AAGTCGTCGCCGTGTACTATGATTCGGAACACTTCACGATGTTGGCTAGTGGAGATCAAGCTGTACCAAACAACAGCAAGGTTTGCGATACTATCAGCTAAGTTAGTGAAGTAGCTACCACTAGGAACACCTCTCTTTCGTGAAAACACGCCCGTTATTGGGTGGTAGGATGGTCCACCACCTAGTTGTTCTTCGATGCTAGTCCATTCGCGCAAATATCTGTCATCAAGCGCGAGCATTGAGCGTATAATTCTAAGAGCAACAAGGAACCAGAACGACGGAAGCGTTTGGTCAAACTTACGATAATCGAATGAGTATACGTAGTATCCTTTAAACGAGCGAATCAGCTCACTTATTTCAACTTGTCTCTTTCCAATAAATACTGATGAGTCGTTGACCCCACGAAAGTGGGCGGTCACTAAGTAACCGAACAATGTCTCAACGGCTGTAAGCCACCAACTTGGTCCGAAGACGAGTCTTAATTTAAATGTTCCTTTATCGGATGGTTGCAACCGATTGAAGATGGAAAACAAGTGCTCTCTACCGACTAAAGTCTCCCGTCCAGAGATAAAGTCATCAATAAAGGTAGAGATCCTCGCAGCTATTGATCTTTTCTTGACGTACTCTGGATAACCAGAACTAGCGTTCTGGTTCATCGCCTGGACTACTTCAGTCCCAGACGAGAGCGGTCTGAACACCGGTACGTCAGAGGAAGGGAAAAGAGAGTTTAACGTTAAGAACATGGTCTTCGAAAATACCGCAGGGTCTACTCTAGGAGCGACGAATGCCTGGAGTCTGGACTTCGACTCAAGAAACACTTCTTTACGATAGTCTTCAGAGTTGACGCCACTAAGTGACGTAGCTAAGCTTCTTTCTGTGGTGAATCCTTTTCTAATGAAAAGTTGAGCTATCGGTTCAAATACGCGCAACGGGTGAAAGTTGCGAAGATGAGTAACTGCCTTTTCATCGATCTGAGGCATAACAGGAGGTTGTAACGATCTAGCACGCTTAAGTAGTTCAGATCTCTCTGAATTAAGATCACGAATCAAAGAGTTCTTAGCGATGTAACTGCTAGCAGTAGCTGAGTGGTCGAAGAGTTTCGACATTTGTTGATTTTGAATTTTCTTCATTTTCTTTTAAAATTT